CAATGGTATAGCATTTGATGTCATTAAGAAATCACTACCAGTAATCAACATAGAAATTGCAAAAATTCTATCTAATGTTGTTGAGTTTGAGGTGTTTTTTGAAAACAACGAAAACAAGTTAAATATTTTAATTAAGCATCCAAAACACGACCCACGACAGCTTGAAACCTGCTCGGGTGCAGAGAAAACACTTGCTGCCGTTGCTATTAGAATTGCTTTGTTAAACGTAAGTAATATGCCAAAATCAAATATATTCGTTTTAGATGAACCGGGAACTGCTCTTGACGCTGAAAACATGGAAGGTTTTGTTCGAATTTTGGACTTGGTAAAGGGGTATTTCGATGTTACTTTACTAATTACTCATATAGAAAGCTTAAAAGATGTCGTAGATATGACAATTGAGATTTCTAAAACAGATGACGGATATGCATTTGTTAATCAATAAGGTGTTAAAAGATGAAAAATATGAAGCTAATAATGGAAGCGTTTCAGAACTCTTTAGAAGGAGAGGAAGGGACAGAGAAACAGAAAAGTAATAATGAATACCTATGGGTAGATTTAAAAGGTATCGATCCTTCCGACATTGATGGTCGTATGACAGAACTTGCTTCTATGGAATTACCAAATTCTTTTATTGAAAAAGAGCCATATATGGGCTTGCCGCGTCTCACAGACGAAGGCGTCGCCTACGTTACAAACAAAGTATCAAACTTTGATCCCGAACGTTATGCTATCGTACCAAGAAGAAAGCCCTTGGTTATTAGTTGGAACGAGGAACAAGTCTGATAATTCAGCAAAACAACCAGAGAGGATATAATGGTGGCAGCAGTAAAAGCATTCGCAGATAAACATTTAGAAAGGTTCGTATCAAAAAAACTATTGGTATGGCTAACAACAACAGGACTACTTCTTGCTGACAAAGTAGATTCCGAGCAATGGGTAATCATTGCTTCAGCATATGTCGGTATCCAGGGCTTTGTTGATGTCGTAGCCCGTTTTAAGGGAAAGTAAATAATGAAAAACATGAAGCTAATAATGGAAAATTTTAATAATTTTTTATCAGAGAAAGAAGAAGAATTCTCGGGTCAGAAAGTTCTTTCTAAGCAACAACAAAGATATATTGCCGCTGCGACTCATGTTCCAGAGCATGAAGAATACTGGCCAGACGACTCAATGAAGGGAGAGGATATTGAACACCCTCAAATGTATCAATGGAGTGAGCAAACGGGCGAATTTGAAGGCGACCCCGATGATGAGTGGGGTCATGCAGGACATGGCGACACCGCAGATTCATGGCACGTTGACGAACTAAGAGAACCCCCAAATAAATTTCCAGAAGCTGAACTCGGCTGGTATGTTATTCATTCCCCTTTTCATGGAAACAGGAAAGCAATTGCGGGACCATTTAAAAATTGGGAAGCTGCTGCCAAAGAAGCTGATAATTATGGAGAAAGAG